GACCATAGGAAGCTTCACGTTCCATCAAATCCTGTGCTGAGAACCTTATAGGGTCTACAGGATCATTAGGCTTTACAGTGCCTTCTAGGAGTTCTTTTTGTATTTTAGGAGCAAGTCTATCTCCATAGTTGTTTTTTAGCTGTGGGTATCTAGCAGTCCATATTCTTGTTTCATATCCTCTTTCTTCTAATGTTAAGTACACAGAGTTTTCTACCTGTGGTGTACCAAGAAAGGTAATCTTTCCATTTGGTTTTAGTATCGCTTCAAATTCTTTTACAGCTTCACTAAGTTT